CTCGGGAAGACGTATCCCCCCCAAGGTATACCGGGTTCTGCGGCTCCTGTGGCCCGTCCACGGGTCAGGAAGGGCATGGTGTTGCCGCGTCTGGAGACTCCGCGGACGCCTCGGGTGAAGTCGTTGGGGCCTGAGGCGATCGAGTGGATCAACGGGTCGGGGATCTTGGGTGGGGCGCGGCTGCTGCCGTGGCAGGAGTACGCGATCGACCGGTCGCTGGAGTTGAATCCGGATGGGACGCTGCGGTGGAAGACGTGCATCTGGACGGTGGCGCGTCAGTCGGGGAAGTCGTGGGCGGTGCGGGCGCTGGCGTGGTGGCGTATTCACCAGGCGGAGCGGTTCGGGGAGCCGCAGATGATCCTGCACATGGCGCAGATGATCGACACGGCGGTGGAGGTGTGGACGCCGGCGGCGACGAGGGCGATCGAGCTGCATGGGCCGAAGGCGGTGAAGTGGGGCCGGGGGACGGAGGAGATCATCCTCCCGGACCGGGTGGGCAGGTGGAAGCTGCAGGCGGCGTCGAACCGGGCCGCGGTCGGGTTCTCGCTGACGTCGGCGATCGTGGACGAGGCGTGGGCGGTGGACTCCGGGATCGTCCACAACGGTGTGGAGCCGGCGATGCTCGCCAGGCGTGAACCGCAGCTGTACCTCGTCAGTACCGCGGGTGAGGCGTCGTCGAGTCTGCTGAAGGACTACCGGGCGCAGGCCCTGGCGGACACGGACGGCACCGGCGACGTGCTGCTGATCGAATGGTCGAGTCCGCCGGATGCCCCGTACGACGACCCGATCACGTGGAAGTGGGCGTCGCCGTGGTGGACACCGCAGCGGAAGGCGTTCCTGGAGTCGAAGATCGCGTCGATCCCGGAGTCCCGGTTCAAGGCGCAGTACTGCAACCAGTGGCAGCAGTCGATCAACGGGTGGATACCGCGGTCCCTGTGGACGGCGACGGAGTCCACGGTCGAGCCCGCAGGGCGTCCGGACACGGTGGCGGTGGAGGCGTCGGCGGGGCATGAGCGGTGGGCCGCGGTCGCCGCCTGGGCGGGCGACGGTGACCAGGTGATCGTCCGGTCGCGGGCGTCGGTGTCGGCCGCGGACGTGTGGGCGTGGGTGGAGGCCCACCGGCCCCGCCGCCTGCTGATCGGGCCGTCCGTCGCGACCACGTACCAGCGTCGGATGCGGCCGGAGATCGTGCCGGGGGAGACCGCGAACCGGCTGTTCGACCCGGTGAACCGGCTCGTCCACGACCGGCAGCTGCTGCACCACCCGGACGACGCGGACCTCACCGACGCGGTCGGGTTCTGCGTGCCGGCCGTGTCGAACCGCGGCATGTACCTGTCAGTGCTGAAGGCCACCGGGCCGATCGAGGCGGCGCAGGCCCTGGTGATGGCGGTCGGGATCCTGCTCACCGCGAAGGCACCCCGGCCCGCCGTCCGCTCCGCGTGACGACACGCCGCGACTCAACACGCCACGTGTAGCATGCATGCAGTATCCTGTCCGCATGCCGTTGTGGCCTGCTCGGGCCCGTCGTGAAGTCGCTGCCGTCCAAGCCATGCCCTCATCCGGGCGCGTGTCCGCCACCGCCAACGTGTACGAGCTGTTCACCGGCGCGTCCACCAGCGCCGCCACCACGTGGGAGTACGCCCTGCCGGTGACCCGGCAGGAGGCGGAGTCCGTCCCCGCCGTCGCCCGGTCCATCGACCTGGTCGCGTCGACGATCGCGGGCCTGCCCTTGAAGCGGTACACCGACACCGGCGCGGAGGCGCCACTGGGATGGCTGGAGCAGCCCGAACCTAACCGGCCCCGGTTCTCCACCATCAACGCCCTCGTGCGGGACCTCATCCTCGACGGTGACGCCTGGCTGGTGCCCGACTCCGGCAAGTGGTGGCATGTGCCGCCGTCGAACGTGTCCGTCCAGGTGTCGTACCGCCCGGACGCGCCGTGGGTCATCGCGGAGCACGTCATGGTCAACGGCGTCGCCGCGCCTGAAGGCACCCTGCACTTCCGCGGCTGGCACGACGGCATCCGCCGCCACGGCGCCCGCCTCCTGCGCACCGCCCTGGCGTTGGACGGCGCCGCGAAGCGCATGGCGGACTCCCCGAAGCCTCAGACGACGCTGAAGAACACGTCGAACTACGAGCTCACCGACGACGAGATCGACGCGATGCTCGCCGCGTACAAGGCGGCCCGGCAGGCGTCATCCACCGCGTACCTGAACTCCGGCGTCGACGAGATCCACAACGGCTGGAACAGCGTCGAGCAGCAGCTGGTCGAGGCCCGGCAGTTCACCAACGGGCAGTGCGCCAACCTGTGCGGCGTCCCCGGCCACATGATCGCCGGCGGCACCGGCTCCTCCAACTCGCTGACGTACGCGAACATCACCCAGGAGAACCGGGCGTTCCTGGACTACGGCCTGAACCCCGCGTTGAAGGCGATCGAGGCGACGCTGTCCGCCGCGGACCCCGGCCACTTCACCCGGTTCAACCTTGCCGGTGTCCTGCGGGGCAACCCCGCGGAGGTCGCGACGATCATTACGCAGCTGCAGCCCATCGGCGTCATCACCACTGAGGAAGCCCGCGAATGGGTGGATCTAGCACCAGGAGCAGCCGTATGAGGATCGAGTTCACCACGCCGATGGTCACCGCGTCGGCCAGTTCCCGCACCATCGCCGGCCGCATCGTCACGTTCGGGGAGGTCGGCCCGACATCCGCGGGACCCACCCGGTTCGCTCCGGGGTCGATCCGGCACGACTCCATGCCGGTGCTGAACACCGAGCATGACCGCACCCGCCCCATCGGCCGCGCCGTCGAACTGTCCGAGACCGACCAGGGCATCGACGCGGTGTTTAAGATCGTCGCCACCAACGCCGGCAACGACGCCCTCATCGAAGCGGCGGAAGGCCTGCGGGCCGGGTTCAGCGTCGGCGTCGACGTCACCGACCACGACTACGTCGACGGTGTCCTCGTCGTCACCGGCAGCGTCCTCGACCACGTCGCGCACACCACCAGCCCCGCCATCCGCTCCGCCGTCGTCGCGGACGTCGCCGCGTCCGAGACCGAGCCGGAGCCCGAACCGACTCCCGACACCACCGTGGTGCCGGAACCCACCGAACCAGAGGAGATCCCCGTGGCTGACACCACCGAGCCCGCCGTGGTCGAGGCCGCGGCACCGGCCTTCGTGCCGAAGGCGACAGTGCAGGATGCGTTCCCGTACCGCCCCGGCGTCCAGGCGTCGTTCTTCCGCGACCTGTACAACGCCCGCCACGACGACGACGCCGCCGGCCGCGTCCGCGTCGCCCAGGCGATGCTCACCGCCGCCAACGGCGGCGAGACCACCAGCGACGTGTCGCAGATCATCCCGCCGGGCTACCGCCCCGACCTGTACGTCGGGCAGATCGCCCAGCCGACCCCGTTCGTGTCCGCGTTCGCGAACCTGCCGATCAGCGACGCGACCCCGTTCAAGATCCCCACGTTCTCCGCGTCGTCCGGGCTGACCGCCGACCACGTCGAGGACACCAACCCCGGCAACGGCACCATCACCTTCGACGAGATCACCGTCACCCCGAAGGCCGTGTCCGGTGGCTACCTGGCGTCGCGGGAGATGCTCGACGCCGCGAACCCGAACCTCGACGCGCTTATCCTGTCCGCGATCCGGGAGGACCACTCCCGCAAGATGGAGTCCTACGTCGCGGGCATCGTGTGCGACGGCGGAGCGACCGCCGGGGCCATCGCTGAGGCGACCTGCGTGGCCGACCTCGTCGCGATCATCGCCGGGTTCCCGGAGGACCGGTTCGCGCCGGCCGACCGGATCCTGGTCTCCCCGGAGGTGTTCCAGTTCCTCGCCGCCGCCGTCGACGGTGACGACCGGCCGCTCCTGCCCTACATGTCGCCGTCCAACGCCTCGGGCAGCTTCGGCGCGGGCATGGCGTCGCTCATGGTCGCGGGCCTGCAGGTCGTCAACGCCTGGGCGCTGACCGCTGCAGCTGCGGACGCCGTCGTCGCGAAGGCGTCGGACGCGCTGGTGTTCTCCTCCGGCCTGTCCACGTGGCGGTGGGAGGAAGTCCACGGCCCCGCGTCGATCCAGTTCGCCGCGTTCGGCTACGCCGCCGCCGTCGTCACCCGCGAAGCGGGCGTCCAGGTCAGCGGCTACACCCCGCCCGGCTCCTAAGACCTAGCCGGCCCCCCATAGCCACGGCTAGGGCCCTTCCGGGGCAGGCCCCCACCTGACGCAGCGCCAGGTGGGGGCCGCACCGGAACCAACACGAACAGGAGGACCCCATGAGCGAACCGGCACCCGAACCGGCCGACTCGCCGTGGGGTGCGATCGACGACCTGGAGACCCTGCTGGGGGTCGTTGATGACGGCCGCCTGTCGGACGACCTCGCCGCGTCCATCGCCTGGTGCCAGAGGATGCGCCCGGACCTTGCGACCGACGAGGCACCCGACGCGGCCGTCATCAAGGCCGTCCTGATCTACGCCGGGCTGCTGTTCCGGGAACGCTCCACCCCGCAGGGCTTCGCCACGTACGACGACCTCGACACGGGCCTGCCCAGCACCGGTGAGGCGATGTCCAACGTGTACCGGCTCCTGGGCACCCGCCGGCCGGTGGCGCGATGAGCATGATCGTGGACGGACTGGACACCTTCGCCACGCAGCTGGCCGCCGCCACGTCGATGACGGTCACCGCGGACCCCGGCATGGTGCACCCGCCCTGCCTGTTCCTGGACGTCCCGCAGATCACCGGCCGCACCATGAACGCGATCACCCTGGCCGTCCCGGTGATCATCGTCGTCCCCGGACCCGGTGACCTCGCCGCCCGCGACGCCCTCCTCGACGCCGTACCCGACGTCCTGGACGCCTGCGGGGAGTCCACCGCTCAACCCCGCGTGTTCAGCGCGAACGACCTGCAGTACCCGGCCATGACCGTGACCGCGACCCTCACCATCACAAGGAGTAGCTAATGGCAACCATCGACTCTCGGCTCGGTCCGGGAACCCTGACCCTCGGGACGACCGATCGCGGCGCCCAGGTGTCGAACTGCCGCCTCGTGCCGTCGAACAACTCGACCGACGGCACCCCCACCCTCGGCACACCCACGCCGGCCGCGGACATCACGACCACGTGGTCGCTGATGGGTTCCGCGATCCAGGACTGGGAGGACCCGGCCGGGTTCGTCGAGTACTGCCGCATCAACAACAACACCGAAGTGGCGTTCGAGTGGGAGCCCAACTCCGACAAGGGCATCACCTACACGGGAACCTGCAAGGTCGTCGCGCTGGAGATCGGCGGCGACGTCGCCTCCCAGAACACGTCCGACTTCGAGTTCAGCCTGGTCGGTGACCCGGTCCGCTCCGACGCCGGCGCTGGTGTCCCGTCCGCGCCGCTGAACCCCGTCGCCAAGGCGGAGTCCGCCACCGTCGTCGTCGTCGACTGGGACGCACCCACGTCCGGGTCCCCGACGTCGTACGACGTGTACCAGTCCGCGACCGAAGGCGGCTCCTACTCGAAGGTCACCACCAACATCACCAAGACCGGCACCACGGCCCGCGTGTCGTCCCTCACCACGGGCACGACGTACTGGTTCAAGGTGTCAGGCACGAACGGCACCGGCGAGGGCGTCAAGTCCGTCGGCGCCACCGTCACCACCCCGTAGTCACAGGAAGGCGCTGCAGTGAACTACACCGAACTGACGATCGAGTACGAGGACGGCGCCACCGAGACGGTGCGCGCCGACCAGAGGGACGGTCAGGAGTTCCAGCTGTGGGCGAACCGGCGGGGCATCACAGCCCCGCCGGGACGCGACCTGGCCGACGTCATGCAGATCGTGTTCTTCCGCGTCTGCGCCTGGTCCGCACACCAGCGGGCCCAGGGCAAGGCCGTGGAATGGGCCGACTGGGACCGTCGGACGGTGGCCGTCAACGTCGCCGGAGTCGAACCGGTGGACCCTACCGACCCGGACACGTCGGGCGGCTCATCGCCCAACTCGCCGTCCGGACCGGAATAGCACCCTCAGTGCTGTGGCAGCAGGACCCGCAAGACCTGGCAACGCTGATCGACGTGATCGTGGAAGGAGGATGACGTGGCCGGAACCGCATCAACCTCCGTCCACTGGGACAACATCGAGATCGTCCAGCGGATCTTCAACCAGATCAGCGACGACCTGAAGCCCACCGCCCGCAAGGAACTGCGCAAGGGCACCCAGGACATCGCGAAGAACGTCCTCATTCCCGTCCTGCAGAAGGCCGCCGAAGTCTCCCCGGTCCCCATCGCCCCGGCGATGGCCGCCACATCACGAGCACGCGCCGACCGCGTCGTGTTCGTCAAGGTCGGCGCCGTCAACCCGCGCCTATCCGGGTTCCGCAAGGGCCAGTCCAAGTACCGCACCGGCATGGCGTGGGGATCCGAACTCGGACCCGGCAACACCGAGCACGGCAACCACTACGCCGTCCCACGCAACGGCTCCGGCTACTGGGTGCAGCCCGGCGTCCGCTCACCCGGCACGTTGAACCAGGTGAAGGACGCCTACATCGCCCTCCTCAACCAGATCGTCGACACGTACGCGGGAGGCCGGTTCTGATGGCGAGCATGCCCGGCATCATCATCAAGATCGGCGCCAACACGCAGGACGCCATCGA